GCACTTTATCCAATCTTCCGGGCGGTTTAAAGACCAGAGGCTTGCGAATCAAGGGTGATGACACTCCAATATTTCCGGGCGAGTTCAGGGACGTTGATGTTCCGGGCGGAAGCATCAGGGATAACATAACTTTCCTTCCATATAAGGAACCTTCAGCTACTTTATATCAATTATTGGGAAATATTGTGGAAGAAGGTCGAAGGTTTGCTTCCATTACCGACCTAAAAGTGTCGGATATGAACAATCAGGCTCCAGTTGGCACTACATTAGCCCTCTTGGAGCGCAATATGAAGGTAATGAGTGCGATTCAGTCCCGATTACACGCCTCAATGCGCCATGAATTGCGTATTTTGTCCGAAATCATCAAAGATTACATGCCGGAAGCCTATGAATACGAAATTGATGGCGATCAGACCATAAAAGTGAGTGATTTTGATGATAGGGTGGACATAATTCCGGTTTCAGACCCAAATGCAGCAACAATGGCACAAAGAATCATGCAATATCAGGCTGCTTTGCAATTAGCACAGACTGCACCGCAAATGTACGACATGCCGAAGCTTCATAGGCAGATGTTGGAGGTATTGGGCATCCGTGATCCAGATGACATCATTCCATTGGAGGATGACATCGAACCAACAGACCCAGTTTCGGAGAACATGGACATATTGAACGGAAAACCAGTTAAAGCCTTCCAATATCAGGATCAAACTGCACATATAACAGTTCATATGTCTATGATACAAGATCCCAAGGTACAGGAAGTGGCTTCCAAAGCACCAAACGCTGATGCAATGCAAGCAGCATTGAGTGCGCATATAGTTGAGCATTTAGGTTTTGAATACAGGAAACAAATAGAGCAAGAATTGGGTACAGAGTTGCCTCCTGTTGGTGAGCCGCTGCCTCCTGAACTGGAAGAAAGGCTTTCTGCTCTTGTTGCCGCAGCAGCAGAACAATTACTTGGCAAAAATCAACAAGAAGCACAACAAGAACAATATCAAGAACAAATGGAAGATCCAGTATTGCAAATGCAAAAGCAGGAACTTGAAATCAAGCAACAATCTGCCGAATCTAAAGCATCCATTGATGAAGCCAAGATTGCTGCTGATATGCAAAAAGCAACCATGAAGGATGAACTGGAAAGAATTAAAATTGATGCAGAGAACGAAAGGGAAGGCGCTAGGATTGGTGCAGAAATTGCCAAAGTGTCTGCACAGGAAAGAACCAAGGCTGCTGAATTGGGAAGAAAGATAGCTGATAAACTACTCGATCAGGATTAAAAAATTAATGAAGCCTAGTGATTATAGTTTTACTGAATACTTGACAGAACGTTTAAACGATGAGATAACAAGAGTTACTGATGTTATCATTGACGGGGAACTAAAAGACTTAAATGAATTTTATCGACTCAGAGGTAACATTGAAGGGTTACGTATCGCTCTTCGGGAAATAACCGATAGTTTAAATAAGGTTGTTGAAGAATAAAGATATGCACGTTTCATGGTGAAACGATGGAGAAACATCATACTCCTTAATATATTGATGCATCATAGGGAGACTTATGACAATAAAGGCGGTAAAAACAGAAGTAGAAACAGAAGACGCTATTCAGCTAAAAACTGCTTCTCAACTTCCTGAACCAATTGGATATAAAATTCTTATAGCATTACCTGAAGCAGACAAAAAAACAGAAGGTGGGATCATTAAAGCTGAGTCCACAATTCGTATAGAAGAGACTGCATCGGTAACTGGATTTGTTTTAAAAATGGGACCAGACTGTTACAAAGACTACGCAAAATTTCCTACTGGACCTTGGTGTGCAGAAGGGGATTGGATTATTATGCGTGCTTTCAGTGGCACACGAATTAATATTCATGGCAAGGAATTCAGGTTGATTAATGATGATACTGTCGAAGCTGTTGTAAATGATCCTAGAGGAATACAAAGAGCATGAGTGAAGCAACACAAAAAGTTGAAGACTTTGAAGGCTTGCCTTCTCCGCAGGAAGTTCAGGTTCCGGAGCCAGCTAAAGACCTTGAAATAGATATTGTTGATGATCGACCCGAAGAGGATCAAAAACCTCGAAGGGTTGCTGTCGATAATGTTGACGAAGAAATAGAAGGAATTGGTGATCGCACCAAAAAACGTATTGATAAACTGAAATATGATTATCACGAAGAAAGGCGCGAGAAGGAACAGGCTAACAGAACGCGGGACGAAGCAATATATTTTGCCAAAAATATTCAGATGCAAAATGAAGCATTAAAGAATACTGTAGCTAGAAGTGAAGGAGCGTTGCTTAATAGCCTCAAGACTCGTAGCACTACAGAAATTGAAAAAGCGAAATCAGATTATAAACAGGCTTACGAGTCTGGTGATACTGATAAATTGTTAGCAGCAACGGAACAAATGCAAGCAGCATATGCTGATAAGAACTATGTAGAAAACTATGTTCCTTCTGCCCCTCAAGGAAATTTGCAACAAGCTGTTCCACAACAAGCTGTTCCTCAACAACCTACTGTTAATGGACAGCAACAACAGCTTGATCCTAAAGCTGTTGAATATATAAGGAGTAATACTTGGTTTGAACAAGAAGGCAATGAAGATATGACCGCATTGGCTTATGGCATGCATTCCAAACTGGTTAGACAAGGCGTTGATCCTGTAAGGGATGCTGACAAGTATTATAATGAAATTGATAATGCTATAAGAACAAGATTTCCAGAACGTTTCGAGACGACTACTGCAACGTCTCGGAGACCATCGACTGTGGTAGCGCCAGCCAATAGGACTGGGCAAAAACAGCGCAGAGTGCAGTTAACAAAAACACAGGTTGACCTCGCCAGAAGACTTGGACTTACACCAGAACAATATGCAACTCAGTATGCAAAGGAGTTACGAAATGGATAAGTTAAATGAAAAGCGCACTCCACGCTCATTGGAGACAAGAGAAAAAAATGAGCGAAGTAAACCTTGGTCTCCTCCAAACTTGCTTCCAGATCCTAAACCTGAATCCGGATATGTTTATCGTTGGATCAGAACCAGCGCTGCTGGTCAATCTGACAACCTAAATGTATCTACAAGATTTAGGGAAGGTTGGGAACCAGTTAGGGCACAGGACCATCCAGAATTGGAAATAGTCACTGATAATGACTCTAAATATCCAAACTGTATAGAAGTAGGTGGACTTCTCTTATGTAAAGCACCTGAAGAAGATGTTGCTAAAAGATCGAAATATTATCAAGATTTAGCAGAACGACAGATGAGTGCTGTAGATTCAAACTACATGAAGGAAGAAAATCCTGCTATGCCAATGTTCAAAGAGAGGAAAACTAAGGTTACTTTTGGGAAGGGTGGTTAATAATTTATTTTATTAATTACTTTGAATATTAATATTGTATTTAAGGAAAGAAAAATATGCCTAGTTCAGCAACACCTTATGGTGCTAGACCTATTGGGACTATAAGTTCCAGTGGATCTTTTTCTGCTAAAGTACGTCACTATCAAATAGCTAGTGCGTACGGAACCAATATATTCTTTGGAGACTTTGTTAAGTTAGTAACTGCCGGTACTGTTGAAAAAGACGCAGGGACTACAACAGCAACTCCTATAGGAATATTTATGGGCTGCACATATACTGACCCTAATACAAGCCAAAAGACGTTTGCCCAAATGTGGACAGCCAGCGTAGCAGCATCTGATGCCTACGCGTATGTTATTGATGATCCAGATGTTATTTTCGAAATGCAATGTGACGGCTCTGCCGCACAAACAACTCTCGGAAGTAACGTTGCGATTACTCAAACATCAGGTTCAACCACAATAGGTACTAGCAAAAACACTGTAGATATTTCTACCAGTGCTGCGACAACAGCAACACTCCCTTTAAGGATTGTTGATGTTGTACAGACTCCAAACAACGCATGGGCTGATTCATATACAGACATCGTTGTTAAGTTTAATGCTGGACACCTAATGGACAACACGACTGGCATTTAGGCT